TCAGGCAACGAGTCGCAGGATTCTCTCCACGCTTGGGCCTTCCTTCCGGCCAGTCTCCACCATGTAGTCGTACAGCAAGACGACAAGCTCAGCCTTTTTTCCCGGCGCCGGATGCCTGCCGCGCGCCACGATCTCCTGGTCCACTCTCTCCATTACCAAAGCGAGCAATTCCGTGTCGATGGCCCCACCAGGCTGTCCGGCGCCGCTCTGGGCAGCGCTCCGCAGCATGTGGCCTTCCCCCGATAGAAGCCAGTCAACGCTGATCCCAAGCGCCTGCAAGCCTGCAAGCAACTGACCACCGGGAATGCTCTTGCCTCCCTCATTTGCCTGGAGGCCGGTCTTTGAAATATTGAGTTCATCGGCCAACCCTTGCTGGGAAAAGCGCAAGTGCTCCCGCGCCTCGCGCATGCGGGCGCCTATGGCTCTGGGATCGACCAGAAGGGACGCACTTTCGCTCATCACCGCCCTCCCCGAAGTGCGACAGCCGTGTCGCACTTTCGCTTCAGTGTCGCACTTCCAGGAAATTCCTTCTGGATCAAGCACATACAAAATTTTTAGGCCAAATAAGCACAAAAATCTAAGCGCGACACGATCAACAGTGTTGAGTGGCACGAAATTTAGTGCTAATGTTCCTACCCATGGACAAGTTAAACACACCGAAAAAACCAGTCGTGCAGGACTGGCATCGGGCAGACATCAAGAGCGCACTGGAGAAGGCCGGCTACACGTTGCGCCAGCTCAGCCTCCAATATGGTTACGCCCCTACCTCGCTCAAGTTCGCTCTCAACGAACCTTGGCCGGCAGCTGAGCGAATCATTGCTGCAGCTATCGGCGTAGCTCCCTCCACCATCTGGCCGACGCGCTATGACGCGAACGGCAACCCGAAGAGCGGCAGGAACCAGCGCGGTATTGGGCGTTGGTCTAGCCGTAAGTCTATCAGTCGCCCCCAGCCAAGCAACGTTGAAAACGTTGCTGCTGCTTGACCACGTCCCGTCAAAGGTGCTTGCCAATGAAGCGACGCGCGAATCAAGCCAGGACTAACGGCCAGCTCGAACTGGATATGTTCGATGTTCCGCCGCAGCCCAAGCCCGAACCGGGCGCCCTGGACATGGGTTTAACCATCCGTGAGGCACTGGCCGACACGTTGGCCAGTGCCTCCATGGCGGGCATGGATCGCCACGACGTAGCTGCGCAGATTTCCCGCCTATCCAGCCACGACATGTCCAAGAACATGCTGGACCAGTATTGCGCGCCGAGCGCTGACAAGCGCTTCCCAGCCGACGCGATCCCCGCCCTGGTTGTGGCTACCGGCGACCTGCGCATTCTGGAGCGCATCGCAGCTGCCTGCGGCTGCAAGGTCTACCGGGGCGAAGAGGCGTGTATGGCCGAGCTGGGAGTTTTGACCATGCAGGAACGCATGCTTAAACAGCGGCTGGACACGCTGCGCAAGAACATTCCAGAGGAAACGCTTCTGCGCATGCTGGACGGACGCAAGCTAGGTCGGGGGCAGAAATGATGTTTTCACTCGATCAGATCGCGGCGGCGCTCGCCATGACTAAGCGATCAGCTGAGCGGCTTGCGGTGCGGGCAGGCTGGCCCTATACGCTGCAACCGGTGCGCGGTGGGCAGCGCAAGCTGTTTTCACTCCAGGATCTCCCGGCCGCGGTTCGCAAAGCGGTAGAGCGGCACAAGGCCATCAATTCCCGTGCCGAGGCCGCGCGCGCTGTGGACATCATGCTGGAGCGCGTCAAAGCAAAGGCCGAGGCTGAGGCCGAGAACAAGCGCACACGTGGCGAAGCCAACTTGAAGGCGCTCACGGCCGACATGCCGGCCGGCGTTAAGTCACTGCTGGACGCCCGGTTTGGGGTTGTCAGAGCCTGGGAAAACTGGTTTGCCGCCTCGCAACCCATGCGCCGGACGATCAGCTGGGAGGCGTTCACGCAGGCATACAACGCCCGCGAAATCCAGGTCGCTGCGGCGGTGCAGGCAGCAATGCCCACGGTATCCGCACGCTCAGTGCAGCGCTGGGTGCTGGAGTTCGAGCGCAATGGCCTGGCGGGTCTGATCGACCACCGCGACGGCAAGCAGTTGAAGGACATCAACGTTTTTACCACCCAGCCCGAGCTGGAGCGGGCGACCATCGCGCTGCTGATCGCTCGTCCGCATCTGGGCGTGCAGAACCTGCTGGACTTGATCGCCGAAGCCGCCACCGACCGCGAGACAGGCGACCATCTGTTCGTGGTTCCGAGCTACCACCAGGCATATCGGTTTCTACGTGCGTGGAAGGACAGGAACGCCGAATTGCTGACGGCCGCCACCAACCCGGACCAGTGGAAAAACCAGTACATGGTCGCGTTCGGCGATGCGTCGGCCGACGTGGTCCGCCTGAACCAGCGCTGGGAAATGGACGCCACGCCGGCCGATTGGATGCTGACCGACAACGACGGCAACCAACGCCGCTACTCCGCTTCGGCCGTGGTCGACGTCTACTCTCGCCGCATGCTGTTCGTGCTGGCGCCGACGCCCAAGACCGAGACGCACAAGCTGACGCTCCGTTTAGCGCTGCTGGCCTGGGGCGTACCTGGCGAAATCGTGACCGACAACGGCCAGGACTACCAGTCCATCGAGTTCAAAGAGACGCTGCGCCAGCTCGGCATCCATCACCACACCACCGGTCCTTTTTCGCCGTGGGAGAAACCGCACGTCGAGCGCGGTATCCAGACCCTGCTGCACTCGAACCTGGAAGCGCTGGATGCGTTTATCGGCCACAACGTGGCCGAGCGCAGCGCCATCGAGGCACGGCGCACCTTCGCCGAACGGCTGTTCAAGAAGGACACGACCGTCGCCGTGGCGTTGTCCGGCCGCAAGCTGCAAGCACTCATCAATGATTGGCTGACCGGCACGTATGAGCAACGTCCGCACGGTGGCCTGGGTGACCGTACGCCGTTTGAAGTGGCCAGCGCGTATCGCGGCCAAGTGCAGCGCATCCAGGACGAGCGTGCCCTGGACATTCTGCTGGCGCAGCCTGCGGGGAAGGGTCGCTATGTGGTCACCAAGAAGGGTTTAACCATCGACGGCGCTGGCTTCATCGCACCCGAGCTAGCCCTGTATGTCGGCCAGGACGTCCTCACGCGCCAGCTGCCCGACCTTGGGGAAATCGCGGTGTTCCTGGCCGAGACCAACGAATTTGTCTGCAAGGCAGTGTGCCCTGAGCGCACCGGCATTTCGCGGCAGGAAATCGCCGCCCATGCACGCGAGCTGCAACGCGCCAACGTCAAGGCACAGCGCCGCGCGGCCAAGGCACCAAAGCTGGACCCGGACCAACTGCTGCAATCGGCCCTGCGAGCCAAGGCGGAGGCGGCCGGGAAGCTGGCCACGCTGCCCCAGCCCACGGCGACCTACAGCACGCCGGCTCTGGAGGCATCGGCGCAGGCGCACCGCATCATCGCCGGCCAGCCTGCAGCCGCAACAGTCCCGGCCGACCTGCAGCGAATCCTGGACAAGCGCCAGGCACAACCGGCGCAGGCAACGAACGTCCACACCATGCAGGAAACCCCTCAGCAGCGGTTCCGCCGCTGGCTGGAGCTGGACGCACTGGTGTCCAACGGCGGGTCCATCGAGGACCGTGAACAACAGATTTTCTACGGCCGGTATCCGAACTCCCCGGAGTACCGCGCCATGAAAAAACGCCACCAGGAGGCGCAACCCCTGGCGGCGTCTACAGGCGACAGCGTCTCATCGCTGCGCGCCACTCGCTAATCCAAGCCAACGCATTATATGACGAAGAGCACAAACAAACTGGCCGGTTCCATCGGCGGCGTGGCCCATATCGCCACGCTGGACTTGGTGAGCGCAACCCTGGAGCGCCTGGACGCGCGCGGTAAAGGTCTGCCAGGCATTGCTGTCCTGTATGGGGCGGCGGGCTGGGGCAAGACGTTCGCCTCCAACACCCTGGCCAACGAAACGCGCGCCTACTACGTGCAGATGCGCAGCGCGTGGCGCTCCAAGAGCCTGCTGGAAAAAATCCTGCAGGAAATGGGCATCCGCCACCAACGCGCGACGGTGCCGCAGTTGCTGGACATGGTGGCCGAGCAACTGAGCCTGTCGGGACGCACGCTGATCCTGGATGAATTCGACTACGCCACGAAAAACGACACGCTCATTGAGTTGACGCGTGACATCTACGAGGCGTCCCAGGGCTCGCTGCTGCTGGTCGGCGAAGAGCTGCTGCCCAAGAAGCTGGAGACGTGGGAACGGTTTCACTCGCGCGTGTTGACCTGGGCACCTGCGCAGGCCGTAACGCTAGATGACGCCATCAAGCTGGCGCCGATCTACGCCCCTGGACTGGAGTTCGACACCGACGTGCTGGAACACCTGGTGCAGTTGGCACAGGGGTCCGTGCGCCGTGTCTGCGTGAACCTGACGCAGTTGCTGGACCACAGCAACACCCACGGCAAAGACCGCATCACGATGACCGTTTTGTCTTCGGCCACCGTCTACACCGGCCGCTCGCCGGAGCGGAGGGGCTGATGAGCGCGGGCACGTTGACTCTCTCGACGTTCGAGGGCTGCCATTACCAGATCGGGCGCACCGATGCCCCCGAGCTGCAGGCGCGCGGCGTCATCCAGGTGACCGCCGCCCCCGAGGCCGGCACCGTTGAATTGCGTGTAACGCTCGCCGGTAAGCGCAAACACCAGCACATCACCATCGTGGTGCCGATGCAGGCGGCCGACGTCGACGGCGTCATCCACCAGATGAAGGCCATGCGGGACATGCTGGCACACGGGGGCAACCATGGCGCGTAAGCCGGCCCACCTGGAGCAAACGGGCGGCAAGTCCCCGAGGCAGCGGATTTGGGAGGCGATCCGCGCTCGCCGCAAGGCGTTCAGCCGCGAACAGCTGGCCGACGCCTGCACCGGTATGGAAAGCAAGATTGCCGACTACATCGCCGCGCTACTGAAAGCCGAATTCATCGAGGTTATCGCGGAAGAGGCAGTAAATCGGGGTGGCATCCAGCCGCGCCTGACGTACCGCCTCGTCCGGGACAACGGCGTTGAGGCTCCACGCGTCAACAAGCTGGGCGGCATCGTATCCAAGGGCGCCGGAACGGAATCGATGTGGCGAACCATGCATCGCATGTTCGAGAAGACACCGTTCAGCTTCCGCGAGCTGGTGGCGTTCGCCAGTACCAAGGCACACCCCGTCAAAGAAGAAACAGCCAAGTCCTATATGGCAGCGCTCCACAAGGCCGGTTACCTGCGCCTGGTCGAGCCGGCCAAGCGCGGCAAGAACCCGAGCGGCGCCAAGTTCGTGCTGATCGCCAGCCGTTACACCGGTCCGCGTGCGCCGATGATCCAGCGCACACGGACGGTCTATGACCCGAACGAAGGGCGCGTGGTGTTCGTGGATGAAGAGGAAATCGTGAATGCCCTCTGATCCACCGTACATGCAAACAGACTGGTTCGAGGGGCTGTGCAGGGAGGTTAAAGCGTCGACACAGGCCGCCGTCGCAGAGCGGATGGGCATTGCACGCCCAACGCTGACGATCCTGCTGCGCGGCCTGGGCGAATACGGGGCCGGCCGAGCCAAGACCGACCGCATCGAACGCCTGTACCGCCAGACGTTCGAGCGCATCACGTGCCCGGCAACCTGCAAGCAGGTCGACATCGAGCACTGCCGCGATACGGCGCTGGTGTCTGCACCCATGCACAACCCGCACAAGCTGAACCTGTGGAAGGCGTGCCAGAAGTGCCAGTTTCGACCGACACCACGCAAGCCCCGCGACCAGGACGACATCCCCATGGCGGCCCTGGATACCAAGACCCTACCGCTGCCCGAAGTGGGCGGCCCACAAATCGACTTAACCATCAAGGAGCGTTCGCAGTGAAGCGCAGTAGACAAGTCCTGTTGAAGTACCAGCGCGGCAGCGTCTTTGCACCGAAGGTGCCCGCTGCGTTCACTGGTCCCGTGGCCAACGAGCTGCGCGCCGGCCTGGTCGGCATCCGCACCGAACTCCGCACCGCCTGCGACCGCCTGGCCGCCCAGTGGGCGCGCATGCGCGAGCGCATCGCCATCCAGCGCAAGCTGCGCCGCATGAACCGCGATATCACGTACGGCGATCACGACATCCAATGGCGCCGCGAAGAGCTGATCGCAGCCGAGCGCAACCAGGCCGCGCTGGAGCTGCTTTATCGCCAAAACGAAAAGGTGCTGCGCGCCCGTCTGGCTCAGCTGGATAGGGGGCTTTGATGCGCCAGCGCATGACCCTGCGTCAGTTTCTCCATACCCGCCTGGGCTTCCTCATCTGGACGCTGCTGGTGGCCCTTCTGGCCTACAACGCAGGCCAGTCCAACCCTGTGCCGGGTCAGGTGGATAGCCGCCCGCACCTGACCGCCTAAAGGACTCCACATGACCAACGTCACCGAATCCAACAAGCTGCGCATCATCAACATGATTCGCAACAACAAGGGTATCCGCACGCCCGAGCTGGCCGACCGGCTGGAGATCGAGAACCCGCAGCCGTACATCGCGGGCGAGATCGAGCGAAACGAAATTCTGGTGGAGAAGGTGCTGGCCGCTGACACCGCGCACACCGTCAACAGCTACAGCATCAATCCGGACAACCCGCCCGATGTCCTGCTGACCCCGCATCAGCGTACGGTGCGCGCGGCCAATCGCGTGGCCGGTCGGCGTGCCACGGCCGGTGCGGCGGAGTTCAGCGCGGCACTATCGTCGCGTGGTGTCCTGACCATCAAAGTCGGCCGCAAGTCGGTCGACCTGGATCAGATAGCGACCGGCCAGCTCATTACTTACCTGGACCGCATCAACGTTGAACAGGTCATGAAGGCGGCCGGTACGACGGGAGGGGGGGCCTAATGGCGCTGCCGAGCTTTCATTGCCCGGTCTGCAGGAACGTGCTCACCGCCGAAGTGGTGTTCGCACACGAAGGCATTCGCGACGCGATCCTGCTGCTGGTGAATGCGCATCCGGAAGGCGCCAAGCTGTTGCGCCCGCTGCTGGGCTACGTCGGCATGTTCGCGCCAGCCAAGACCGAAATGCGATACGAGCGCGTGGCCACGGTTCTGGCCGACGTCATCGCGTCGATCAAAGCCGGCACCGTGCGTGACACGCATGCGCAGCTCGATGAGCCGCAAAGGCAACTGCTGGGACAACGCCCCGACCGAGAGCCTGTGGGGCTCGCTCAAGGTTGCACGCTTGCACGGCAGGCGCTTCCCCACGCGCCGTGAGGCGATGGACGAGGTGATCGACTGGCTGAGCTTCTACAATCATCGGCGTCTGCATTCGACGTTGGGCTATCTCAGCCCGATGCAATTCGAGCGGGCCTGGCTTGCCTCCCAGCAGCAGCGGGCGGCATGATGACGGCCTCGGCTATGGGATACGAAGTTCGAGGGCAAGCTCACACCTTTGTCCTGCATCTTGAGAGCGAGTGACAGGGACAGCGTCCGGCAGTCAAAGAATGACTTCTGAATGTCGACCGGGATGAACGCGCATTTCGCTGCCTCGCCGAATTCGCTATTTACGTTATCGGCGTAGTCTACGTACGCGCTTTCATTCCTCTCCTTGCGCAACGGATCCACCACGATGACGCTCGTGCCGGAAGCATCCTTGCGAATATCCGCAGCCCGTGTGTGGGAGCCATCGTCGATGACTGCGCGGTACCGCCCAGGTCGTGCCGATGCCATGAATTCGGCGATGTGCCGTGAGCCCGCCATCGGAGGCTGGGTGCGCACCTCCTCGTCCTCGGCTGTATCCATATGCAGAGGCACGAGATTGAGTCCCGGATTGCGGGCGTTTTCAGTGACGATCAGCAGTGGCGTGATCGCGCGGTCTACGTCTAGGATGCGGAATTCAGCCAGCTCCGGATCCATGTTCCGCGCGTTCAGATCTTGCAACCTTCCCAGCGCACCGCTGAGAAAAGCCGTGACTTGCGTTCGCATTCGCTCGACGGTCGCTTGCTGGGCGGCGGATAGGCGTGCAGGCTGGGGCTTAGCGGCCGCTGCGGGATATGCACTCCGTGACGAGTTGCCAACCTGGGGCGCGTGTGTGGCAGAAATGCGATTCGGCAATATAGTGGGGTGTGCGGCTTCGTACCACGTGTGCCCTGGCAATGGATGATCCACACCCATTCGTTCGAGCGTTGGTCGATTGTCGAGGAGCGGTACACGGTCGGGAGAGGCCGGGGATAGTGGACGCGAAGTCATGCCTGCACGGCGGAACATGGTTTGCGCGGAGTCTTCGGGAGCGTCCTGTCGCTGCCGGCGAGCGGGTGGGCTACCCGGTGCATCTTCCGGTGCTTTGCGGCGGCGCCCCAATGCGGATGTATCCGCACTCGTTTGCGATGGAAGGGCGTTCGTGTTGCCCGTTGAGTTGGCAGGCACGCCTGCGCTCGCGCTACTGACCTTCATATCGTCTCGAATTGTCGTAGGTGTGCGCTACGTTTGCCGCGCACCAGCGCAGGGAACTGCGACGCAATTCCCAATTTCTGCGGACAGCATAGGCTAGGCTGAGCATCGGCTTTGCGCGGGGCGCGAAGGTTTTGCAATCAACCCGAAACAATGCCGTAGCAAGGCATCTCACACCGGGCCGCATGATCGTTTGCTGGCTTTTTTCCGGCCGAGGATATCTACCACAGACAAGAGCGGCGGGGGGATGTGGTGCTGATGGCCGAGAACATCGGGGAGCACGACCGGCCGCTGGCCGGCTTCAAGCGCCGCTACCGCAAGGCCGAAGGCGTCAAGCGCATCAAGCGCGGCGCGGATGTACCGATTGCGGTGCTGGTGCCGCGTGTCGTGCTCAGGAAGCGGCTCGACATCGATCAACTGGTGATGCGGCGCATTCCGCGCCTGTCTGCCGCCATCGAGGCGCGCATCCGACAGCTGGGCTGACCGGTGTGCGCCTCGTGGCGGCAGGCGGTGCCTGCCGGTGAATCAGGCGATCAGGAACTTGTCGCGGTTCTTGCCAAGCCATGCGGGTGCACGACCACGGCCGGACCACGTAGCGCCGGTCTTGGGGTCGCGGTATTTGGGAGCAACAGGCGTCTTGGCGCTGGCGCGCTTGCCGCGCTTCGGTGCCAGACCGATGTCCTCGGCGGTCAGACCGTATTCCAGCACGACTTGCCGCACCTGCTCGGTGACGGTTGCCAGCTCTTTCTGGCGAGCGGCTTCGAGTTGCTCTTCGAGCTTGGTCTTTTGAGCAAGCAGGTCTTTGTAAGTTGCCATGTGAACTCCCCTTGAGGTTCGTTGTAGTTGAAATAACCGATGCCAAACATCGTCAATGCCAATCGCAAAGACTCACATGCCATCGGGTATTGAAATTTTAGCTGCAATTCAAATGGACTGCATGTGCGGTGCAGCAAGAAATTCAATAACTGAGAATCTATTGAAAATTCCTACCGAAACCTGCGGCGCCTGGATCGGGTTTCCGTAACTCCGCGTTGTCACCTGAAGCATTAAGAGTCGCTTATGTGGACACCTCCCGGATTGCAAGCTTTTTGGCATGTTGGATGAGAGGTAAGTCAGTACGCTTATGTCCGGCCCGTTTGCACAGGCCGCGGCCTGCTGGCCCATATGGAATTCGCTGACGAGGGTCTCATCTAAGGATGGGTCTGCACAAAGCGGCGAGTCCTGTGGTTGCAAGCGGAGGCGGCGCCAGCGAGTATGTAGCCCATGAAACAAACAGACCTTGGCCTGAACCTGTCGATCAAACGCACCCGAGGGCAAGCGGGTCGCCCGCCGGTTGCAGTGGAGGCGATGCTGCGCATCCACTTCCTGCAGCAGTGGTTCGGCCTGTCCGATCCGGCGATGTAAGAAGCGCTGCACGACGTGCCGCTGTACCGAGAGTTTGCCGGGCTGGATGACTGGACGACCCGGCTGCCCGACGAAAGCACCATCCTGCGGTTCCGTCACCTGCTGGAGAAATACAAGCTGGCCGCGCAAATACTCGTGCTGGTCAACACCTACTGCGCGACAAAGGATTGATGCTGCGTGCGGGTACGGTGGTCGATGCCACCCTGATCAGCGCGCCGAGCTCGACCAAGAACGCCTCGGGCGAACGCGACCCCGAGAGGCATCAAGGCAAGCAGTGGTACTTCGGCATGAAAGCGCACATCGGTGTGGATGCCGACTCCGGGCTGGTGCACACGGTCAGGGGCACGGCGGGCAACGTGGGCGACGTGCTCTAAGCTAACAGCCTGTTGCATGGCGAGGAAACCGACGCCTTTGGCGATGCGGGCTACCAGGGTGCACACAAGCGCCCCGATGCCAGGGCCGATGTGCATTGGCACGTGGCCATGAAACCGGGCAAACGCCGCGCGCTGGACCCAAGCAAACCGCTTGACGCGCTCATCGGCCAAGTCGAAAGAATCAAGGCCGGCATCCGTGCCAAGGTGGAGCACCCGTTCCGGGTGATCAAGCGGCAGTTTGGGCATCTGTTGGCGCGCTATCGCGGCTTGGTGAAGAACACGCAGCAGTTGCACACGTTGTTCGCGCTGAGCAACCTATGGATGATGCGTGGACAACTGATGCGCGAGGCCGAAGCGTGAGTGCAAGTGGCCCGCGCGGGCGGGCAAGCGCCCCTCTTCATGCCGCGCACGCCGCTGCAATCGCGCCAGACTTCGCATCGACTCTGCATCGATGCCTCGGTGCTGCGGAATAAGTTCCGAACACCATACTTAACTCAATCTCGATCAAGCGAAGGCGAAATAGTGACATCATTTTCGAATAAATTGACCAACAAATTTTATCGAAACTTCGTATTCATGGAAAACTTTTCTCAAAATTGCGCAATCAAATTAATTTTTCGCTGTACTATAAATTCGCCCAATCATCGATAATTTATTTTTCGAAAAATTGCGGTCAATTCAATCCAATTTTCAATTTTACAAATATGAGAACAGGCTCTGTAAGCAGTGGTTATACTGGCTATGCGCATAGCAGCGATGACGAGGCTTCGTCATATAGTCATGAAAATTTTCGGAACTCCAGTCCAGGGCGTCGCGCCTCTGCATGGCTTGAAGGAATTCCCTCGTCTCCGCCTCGAGCGGCTAACCTGCGCATCAGCGCTCCGCAGAACTATTATGAATCCAGCAGTTCTGGTCCGCGCTTGGCATTTAGCGCGAGTACCGCGCACAGGAGCAGTGGTGGTGCCGGTGAGCCGGCAAAAACAGGCCGCAACGAGGAAATGGCAAGGCAGGATGCTGCGAATAAGGGGGCAGAACACTTGTACGCTCAGCATAAGGGTGCCCCACTATCAAAAGAAATCAAACGGGACTTGAAAGCTGGGCATTCGGCTCGCGATGGTAGCCCAACAACTGGGCGCATGACGATCCAGGCCTACAAAGAAATGTGCGAGACCGGACATAAATCATTCAAAGATAAGACGCCTCGAATGAGCTGGCGGTAAGCGACCCTATTGAGCCGGCATTCTTGCTCTTGAATTGGTTCTTGTGGAAAGCCTTGGCTGAACTGACCGATGGCTCGCCATGACGTCAAGGTCAATATTGTCGCCTCAATAGATTGCCAACGCCTGCTGACGGATGCGGCGTTGGCATGTTTCACGACTGAAACCGGCACCATAACCAAAATAAAGGTCGCTAACAAAACCAAGTCATCGCGCCATGCACTTTGGGCGTTGCAGGTGACATGGCACGAAAGAAGATCAGCAATGAATTGTGGAAGGTCCCCGCAACCGCTGCTACCGGTTGTGACGTCTTCGGCCAAAGGAGGCCGTCCGCGTGTGGATGATCGAGCGGCGCTGAACGGCATCCTGTTTGTTCTGCATACCGGTATCCCGTGGGAAGACCTGCCCCAAGAATTGGGCTTTGGTAGCGGCATGACGTGCTGGCGTCGCCTGCGCGACTGGCAGGCCAACGGCGTTTGGGAGCGGCTGCATTTGGCGTTGCTCAAGCGTCTGGCGAGCATGACCAGATCGACTGGGGGTGGGCGAGCATCGACAGCGCGACGGTAGCCAGCTCCCGGGGCCAGCAGACTGGGCTGAACCCAACGGATCGCGACAAGCTCGGCAGCAAGCGCCATCTCGTCGTAGACCAGCGTGGCGTGCCGTTAGCGCTGATGGTCACCGGTGCCAATCGTCACGACTCGGTGGTGTTCGAGGCACTCGTTGACGCCATCCCCCAGCACAGAACGACAACAGCGCGGCTGGAAACAACGACAGCAGTCGGAGAACAGTGGCATTGCTCGCGGGCTGGGCTACCCCGACAGCGAATACGAACGAGGGGTCCATCGAGGGTAAGGAGGCCCGGCGCGAGGCGTTGAAGGCGAAGTGGGCCGGCAAGACGGGCAATGGGATGAGTCTGTCGATGTTCGAGCAAGCGCATCCCAATCGATCCCCGGCCCGACGAATGGCCTCTGGCGAGCTGCTGACTGGCTCCTGTGCCGCGATGGACGCTGGCGGCCAGTTGAACCCGGCTCATTCCCGCTGGCTGATGGCGCTGCCTCCCGAGTGGGACGCTTGCGCGCCTATGGCAACGCGGTCAACGCGGAAGCGGCGAGGGTCTTCATCGAGCACGTGATGGAGTGGCTGTGATCCCTGTCGCTCCTGCTCACCGTTTTCTGCGTTGCGCATTCAAGGCTCACGTTTCCCAAGGGTTGATGAGCGGGACATCGAGTCCGACGAAATCCTTCGTGTTACGCGTGACCAGTATGAGGTCGCGCTGCAGGGCGGTCGCGGCGAGCAGGCCATCAATCGCAGGCAGCGGCCGGTTGGCGCTCGACATCAGTCGGCCCCAGCGGTCGGCGGTATGCGCATCGATGTCGAGCAGGCGGCCGAGGAAGTAGTTCGGCAGTTCCGTTTCGAGCCAGTCGATCAGGTGCTGGCGGCGTGCTGCGTCGTCCAGCCGCTCGATCCCTTTGCGGATTTCGCCCAGGGTCAGCACGCTCAGGTAGAGCGACTGGCGCGGCCGGTCTTGCATCCAGGCGAGCACGCGCGCATCGGGCTGCTTGCGGCGTAGTTCGGACAGCACATTGGTGTCGATCAGGTAACTCAAAACTCGACCTCGCGCGGCAGGCTGCGTTCGCGCTCGAAGACGACGTCGTCCAGGCCAGCCAACGGAGACTGGCGCATGAAGTCGACCAGCGACTCCCCGCCGCCACTCAGGCGATCGAACAGTGCGCGCGAGATCACAACAGCGACCGGGCGGCCATGCACCGTGATTTCCTGCGGACCATCGTCCGCTGCGCGCTTCACGACGTCGGAAAACCGCGCCTTGGCGGCTTGCAACTGCCAGCTTTGCATGGGGGCCTCCCTCTATGGGCAATTCTAACCAGACTGGTCAGATGTGGCCGTCACTATAAACGAAACCCAGCACGATGTCCCAGCGGATTTCCATCCTCGTCGCGCTCGATGGCGCAGACGACGGGCTCAAACGCGTCATCACCTCCGCCGAGCGCAGCCTTGGTGAACTGGCCGCGTCCGCCAAGACTGCGGGCGACAGGGCCGCTGCCGGTCTCGCCCAAGTCAAGGCCGGCGTCTCCGTCATCAGCGAACAGATCACCACCGCCAGGACGCAACTGTTCGCCTTCCTGTCGATCAACTGGGCAGTCGGCAAGGTGCAGGAGATCGTGCAGGTCGCCGACGCCTGGAACATGATGGTCGCGCGCCTGAAGTTGGCGACCGCCGGGCAGCGCGAGTTCACGACCGCACAGACCGCGCTCTTCGACATCGCCCAGCGCATCGGCGTGCCGATCCAGGAGACGGCCACGCTGTACGGCAAGCTGCAGCAGGCCGTGCGCATGCTCGGCGGCGAACAACAGCAGGCGCTCACCATCACCGAGAGCATCTCGCAGGCGCTGCGCATCTCCGGCGCGTCGGCCAACGAGACGCAGTCGGCGCTGCTGCAGTTCGGACAGGCGTTGTCGGCGGGCGTGCTGCGCGGCGAGGAGTTCAACTCCGTGGTCGAGAACAGCCCCCGGCTCGCGCAGGCCCTGGCCGACGGTCTGAACGTGCCGATCGGCCGGCTGCGCAAGATGGCGGAGGAGGGGCGGCTGACCGCCGACGTGGTGGTCAATGCGCTGCTATCGCAGAAGGACCGGCTCGCTACCGAGTACGCGCAACTGCCGGCAACCGTCTCCCAGGCGTTCGAGCGGCTGCGCAATGCATTCGGCCAGTACGTCAACCAGGTCGACCAGGCCACCGGCTTCACCAGCAAGCTGGCCGGGGCGCTGACCTGGCTCGCGCAGAACCTCGACGCGGTGATGCAGTGGCTCAAGCGCATCGCCGAAGTGGGGCTGGCGGTGCTGGTTTACCGGCTGCTCCCGGCGCTGATCACCGCATGGCAGACCGCAGGCGCCGCCGCTGTGACAGCCGCCAGCGCGACCTCTGCCGCCTGGGCCACGGCCAACCTGTCGGTGTCGGCTGCCATCGCGAGTGTCGGCCTGCTCCGGACTGGCTTCGCCACGCTGGGCGCCTTCCTCGTTGGCTGGGAGATCGGCACGTGGCTGTCGGAGAAATTCGAGACCGTGCGGCGCGCCGGCATCTTCATGGTCGAAGTGCTGATCAAGTCCGTTGAGGAGTTGCGCTTTCACTGGGAGGTGTTCGCGGCCATCTTCACGTCCGACACCATCGCCGAAGCAACCAAGCGCCATCAGGCACGGCTGGGCGAGATGAACCGGGTCTTCGCGCAGATGTACGCCGACGCTGGTCGGGGCACGGACGCGGCCAAGAGCGCGATGAACGCGGCAGCCGGTGCTGCCGAGGAATCTGCCCGCCGCCTGGAGGCCGTGCGCCAGGGCACGCAGGAAGCGGTGGGGCGGGGGGCGGAGGCGGTCCACAACGCCCTGGAGAAGCTCAAGTCGCGGCTCGGCGAGGTCGAATCGGCGGTCTCCAAGGCCAGCCAGACCGTGGGCGACTCCACCGCCAAGATGGCCGAGGCGTATCGAGGCTTCAGCGCGATGGTCGAGGCCAACCTGCAGCGGCAGGTCGAGGCGGTCAGGGCGCGCTACCAGCAGGAGCAGGCGGCGCTGGAGCGCTCCGGTCAGACGCAGGCGGTGCAGATCGCCCGCTCGACCCAGTTGCTGGTCGAGGCGCTCGCGCAGCAGACCGCGCTGCGCCGGCAGGCCGCGACCGACACGCTCAAGCTCATTGATGAGGAGTCCCGTGCCCGCCTCGACGCGGCAGCACGCGATGGCAAGACCGAAGCCGAGCGCGCGGCCAACGTGCAACGGGTCGAGAACGAGATCCTGGCCGCCCGTCGGCAGACGCTGACCCAGGCCGCTGCGGAATACCGCCAGCACATCGATGCGCTCAACGCGGAGGCCAACCGGCATCTGGCCGAGGTCCGGCGCATCGAGGACGAGAAGCGCCAACTCTCGATGTCGACGGAGGAACGGATCCGCGACATCCGCCGTCAGGGAATGACGGACTTCGAGGCGCAGGAGGATCGCAAGCGCCAGATCACCGAATACCAGGCCAGTGCCCGCGCGGCGCTGGCCGATGGCGAGTTCGATCAGGCCCGGCAGCGCGCCAGCAAGGCGATGGACTTGGCCGCCCAGGTGGCGAGCACGCAATCCAGTGAGGCCAAGCGGGCGGAGGATGCACGCCGGCAGTCCGAACAGGCGGTTACGCAGGCGGCCCAGCTGGAAGCCCAGGCGCGCGAGGCTCGGGGCCGGCAGGAATACGCCCAGGCCGAGGCCCTGCAACGGCAGGCGGACGAGCTGCGCGCCCAATCGGCTCAACGGGTGGCGACTGCCGACGCGCAGGCCGTGCAGGGCAAGACCGCCGTCAATGAGGCCATCAGCCGGATCCGCGATTCGGAGGCGATCCTCAACCAGACCCTGGATGCGGAAGCCCGGGCGCACCAGCGTGCTGCACAGGCGGCGGTGTCGGCCCGCCAGGATGTCCAGCAGACGCTGGCCCAGACCGACAACCAGGTCGCCCAGCTGACGGCCAAGCTGCAGCAGGGCCTCAAGGTCACCATCGATGCGGACACCCAGCGCTTCGACAAGGCCGTCGCCGACCTCGACAAGGCCCTGGCCGAGCGGGCGCGGCTGGTAGTCATCCAGGCCGATCTGCAGCAGGCCGAGAAGACGCTGCAGGACTACGAGCAGCGCTTGAAGGAAGGCAAGACGCTGCCGGTCGACGCCGACGTGTCCAAGGCGCTTGCGTCGCTGGACCGGCTCAACGCCTATGCCCGCGAGAACTCGCAGCTCGAGCTTCGCGTCGCCACCGAGAAGGCGCGTGCGGCCATCGCCAACGTCGAGGGCATGCTGCGGGCGCTGGATCGCGTGCAGACCGAGTCGCGCCACCGCGTGGCCAGCAACGTCGATGCGGTGCGTGCCGAGGTGCAGAGCCTGAACGGCATGAACACCTCCAGCACGCACACCATTGCCGTGCGCAGGGTGGAGGCCAACGCTGCGGGTGGGGTGGTCGGCGCCGGTGTACGGCAGTTCGCGGACGGCGGTGCGGTGACGCCCACTTTCCCGCGCATGCAGGGCGGCTCGGTGCCGGGCACCGGCGACCAGGACACGGTGCCGCGCACGCTGGACGCGGGTGCCTTCGTGATCCGCAAGGCGGCCGTGCGCAAGTACGGTGCGGGGACGCTGGCGCAGTTGGCCAACGGCGTGGCCCGCTTCGCCACCGGTGGGGCGGTGCTGTTCGCGGGTCGTGGCGCCAGCCCCTCGGGCGGGGCGAAGCGCAACCGCGACGTGTTTGAGGCCCGCCGAATGATCGATCTCGGCCTGCAGGGCATGAGCGACTACACCTCGTGGGCACAGCACAACGGCGGTGCCTGGGTCAGCTCGGACATGCGCTCGCGCACGATGACGACCTATGGCAGGCAGGCCGAGCGCGACCGGCAGGCGCTCGATGCTTTGGCCGACCGCAAGCAATTGACTGCCGCGGAGCGGCAGACCGTCGAGCGCGTCAAGACCATGTGGCGCCAGGCCATGGCCCAGCCGATGCTGTGGGGCCAGGATCTGGAGCGCGACCTGCTCGACTACATGGAGCAGCACCAGGGGGAGTTCTACCGCGATGGCGGTGTGGCGGCGTCGGACACGGTGCCCGCTATGTTGACGCCCGGCGAATACGTGGTGAACCGGCAGGCGGTCGCGCGTCACGGCGTGGGCTTCTTCGACGCCATCAACAACCTCGCGTTGCCAGCACGCGCGCTGGCGAACCAGGTGCGGGGCTACGCCACGGGCGGGCTCGTCCAGCCGCTGGCAAGCATGGCGGCCAGGGCGTCGCAGGCGGTGGCGGGCGGGTGGAAGGGGGCGGATCCCGCCGCGGCCCTGTCGCAGGTGCTGGCCACGTCCATGCGCGTGCCGGTGCCCGCCTACGCGGCAGACGTCGCGCCCGCCAGGACCATCCGCGTGGAACTGGCCTCCGGCGGCCGGACCGTGGCCGCCACCATCGACGCGCGTGACGAAGCGCGGCTGCTCGAACTCCTCAAAGAAGCCCAGTCTCGGGCGCTGTAACCCATGCAACTCAAGAACCTTGCGGACAGTGCCGTGCTGGCGCTGCCCGACGACCTGCTATGGACGGACGAACACGCCTGGACGCCTGCCGTGGCGGCCGTGTCGTACCTGCTGACAGGTGCACTGCTGGTCGAGTCGGCCGCGCGCCAGAAGGGCCGGCCCATCACGCTGGTGGGCGCCGCCGACATGGCCTGGGTGAGCCGCGCGAGCGTGAACCGGCTGTACGCGTGGGCCGCCGATCCAGGCCGGCAGTTCGAACTGACGCTGACCGACGGCAGGACCTTCACTGTTGCCTTCCGGCACCACGAGACCGCCATCGAGGTCGAGCCGGTAATGGGCTTCCCGGCCCGGCGTGACACCGATTTCTACCGATTGACCCTCCGTCTGATGGAGATTTGAATGCCGATTCTTTACGGCGATGTGAAGCTGCTCGCCGCCGAGCGCCTGCTCGACACGCCCGACGGCGGCGGCCGCATGACCGGCCACGTGGTGGTCGACGGCCAATCGAACAATCTGTTCCCCGACATCTCGGAGCTCGACCGCACCTACGGGCGTGTCGCGCTGCGCAAGGCGTTTGTGGGGGTGCTGACCGATTCGACCGACTCCTACTACGGCGCGCATGCCATCGTGGCCGAGGCGCCGTCCGACCCGCGCGTTTCCGTCACGCTCTTCACCACCCGCTCATGGACTGACCGGCGCGAAGCCGCGCGCGACCGGGTCGAGCGCTATCTCGCTCGTGGCGTTAAATGGCCCGGCCAACTGCTGGAGCGGCAATTGACGGGCCAGCGCGCCATCACGCTGCTGCTCAAGCCTGCCGACCCGCTGCCGCGCGTGGGCCAAGCGCTGGTGCTGGTGCAGGACGAGGCCAAACCGACCGAGCTCGAGCAGTACGTCCGCGTCACACGCATCACCACGACCGAGCGGGAGTTCACGGTCAGCGAGGGCGGCGGCACCGTCAAGTTCTCCGCCATCGTGGCAACGTGCGAGATCTCCGATCCGCTGCGCTACGACTTCGAGGGACCGTCGCCGTCCAACCGCGACGACGTCTCGGCCAAGGCAGCGCTGCGCGACACGATTGTCGCCAATGCCGCCGTCTACTACGGCATCGCGTCGACTGTGGCCGAGGCCAAGGTGGGCGATCTGCGCGTGCAGGTGCCCGGGCTCTTTGGGCAACTGGTGCCGTCCGCGCAATCGGAGACGCCGCTGGTGGACCTGAACGCAGCCGGCCAGGCGGTACCGCTACTGGAGAGCGGCAGCGGTGTACTCACTTACACGGCCAACGGCCAGGTCGCCAGCGGCCGGAACCTGTACCTGGGCAACCCGCTGGTGCCGGGTAGCCTGCGTATCGCTGGTGGTGGCTACACGTTCACCGATTCGGCGGGCCAGCTCAAGTCCGGCGCGAGCACCATCGGCACGGTTGACTATGCCCGAGGGCTGGTGGCCTTCAAAGACGGTACGCCCGGCTACGGCGGGGACTTTCAGGTGAGCTTCCGCCCGGCGGGCGCGCCCGTGCGCGTGGCCGACACCGCCGCGATTGCCGTCGCCCAGGAGAACCGCGGCTACGCGTACACCATCACCCTGTCGCCGCCGCCCAAGCCCGGCGCGCTCATTGTGTCCTACATGGCCCAGGGCAAGTGGTACGACCTGCGCGACCAGGGCGACGGGGCGATCCGGGGCACCGCTTCGTCCTTCGGGGCGGGGACGCTCGACTACGTGACCGGTTCGGTGATCCTGACGACCGGTGCGCTGCCGGACGCCAACACGGCGATCCTGTTCTCCTGGGGCACCGCAGCCAGTTACTTCAACCGGGTCGGCGCGCCGGTAGAGCCCCCCACCGTGCGCCATACCGTCGAACATCCGGGCATCGCACCGGGCACGCTGCGCATCACGTGGACGGACGGCGCGCGCCAACGCGTGGCGACCGACGACGGGCACGGCATCATCGTCGGCGACGGCTCCGGTACCGTGCGCTACGCGCGCGGCGAGCTGGTCTTCCGGCCCGCCGTGCTACCCGCCGGCGGTGCGCAGTTCGCCATCGACTACCAGTGGGGGCCGCCGCAGGAGGCCACCTTTGCGCACCCGCTGCGCAACGCCGATGGCACCGTCACGGTCCGGCTGCCGCAGACCGATATCCGCCCGAACACGGTCGAGCTCGAGTTCAACCTGCTGATCGAGAACTACGCGGCGATCTCGGGCACACCGGCCGAGATGCAGGTGGTGCAGCGCGTCGACCCGATCAAGATCGCGCGCGACACCGGCGGGGCATTCGACGGCGCCGTGGTCGGCCGCATCGACTACGCAACTGGCACGCTCACCTTCCGGCCAGATACCACGGTGAACGTTCCGTTCGCGCGCTACAGCGTGCAGCAGCTGGGTTGGACGGTGGAGGGCAGCGAGCGCCGCCCGGTCTACCGCAATACGTTCAGCCACTGGGAATACAAGCCCACCGGCGCGGCCATGCCGATCGATGAGTCCGGCTACGTCAAGGTGCGCTACCGCAGCACCGATGCGGCGAACGCGGCCACCGAGACCGTGACGCTCGCCCAACTGGAGGTCGACCTGACCGATCGCTACGCCGAGGCCATCGTGCCCGGCTGTGTCCGTTTCGGTCTTGGCGGCAAGGTCTACGTGGACCGGCAGGGCACACTGGTCACCGACATCAACGCCAACACTGGCGCCGGCACCCAGGCCGGCACCATCGACTACGCGTCGGGCCGGGCGCTGCTGACCGTGTGGCAGCCGGGCGCCGGCAGCGTGGTGTCGATGCAGTCGCTGCTGACGGAGCTCGGTGGCCAGCCGGTCGATGAGGTCACGTTCCGCGTGCCGGCAGCGCCCGTGCGGCCGGGCAGTCTGCAGATCCGCGCCGTGCCGCTCACCGGTGGCCAGATCACGGCCACCGCCAACGGGGACGGCACCATCGCGGCGGCGGGCATGCTGGGTACGGTGGACTACCAGACCGGTGTCGTGCGCATCAGGTTCGGGCGTTTCGTGCCGGCGGCCGGACGGGAGGGGGAAATCTGGTACAGCGCCGATGCCGTGCGCAATGGCCAGATTTTCCAGCCGCTGCCGGTGCGGGCCGACACGCTGCGCTTCAACGCAGTCGCCTTCACGTACCTGCCGCTGTCGGCCGATGTGCTCGGGCTCGATCCGGTGCGCCTGCCGTTGGATGGGCGAGTGCCGATCTTCCGGCCGGGAGACGTGGCCGTAGTGCACCACACCGCGACCACGCCGTTCCCCGACAACGCCCGCCAGGGACACAGGCTTGACGTCGGTCGCGTGCGCCTCTCAGCCCTGCGGGTGCTGGATGCCAATGGCAAGCCGGTCTCGACGGATCTGTACGCCACCGACCTCGACGCCGGCATCGTGACGCTGCGAGCGGTGCCCGCCGGGCTGGCGCTGCCCCTGGTGGCCGAGCACCGGATCGAGGACATGGGTCTGGTCTCGGACACGCAGATCAACGGCGTGCTGACCCTGACCCGCCCGCTGACCCATGACTATCCCGCGCGCGAGTCGCGGGTGTCGTCGGCGCTGATCATCGGCGACCTGCAGGCGCGCGCCCACACGCTGTTCGCACAGCAGACGTGGACGGGGGAGTGGAAGGACGTCCGCATCGGCGCCAACACCATCGCCCAATACAACGAGACGGTGTACCCGGTCGAGGTCACCAATCGCGGGGCCATCGAGGAGCGCTGGGCGCTCATTTTTACCAACACCAACGAGTTCCGGGTGATCGGCGAATCGGTCGGGCAGATCGCCATCGGCAACACCGCCACCGATCTCGCGCCGATCAATCCCGAGACGCACGCGGCCTATTTCACGCTGCGCGCGGGCGGCTGGGGCTCCGGCTGGGCCGCCGGCAACGTGCTTCGGCTGTCCACGGCTGGGGCCAACTTCCCCGTCTGGGTCGCCCGCACGACGCTGCAGGGACCCGCCACGCAGACCAACGACGCATTCCAGATCCAGATTCGCGGCGACATCGATCGCTGACCTTGCGTATTGCTATGACCATCAAGCTTTTTCAGTCCAACCAGACCGGTGCACCGCAGCTGAGCGGCCAGCGGGGAACCCTGATCGCTGTGCTCAACGCCTGTCTGTGCAATGGCTTCAACCTGCGCACGCTGACCGCGATCACACGCGATGGCACCGTGGCCACCGCCACGGCGGATGCCGGCCACGGCTTCCGTGAGGATGACATCGTGCTGATCGCAGGCGCGAATGAAGCCGCCTACAACGGTGAGCACCGCATCCGTAAGGTCAGCACGAACGCCTTCCAATTCGACGTCGCGGCCGATGCGGCGACGCCCGCGACCGGGATCATCACGGCGAAGATCGCGCCGCTGGGGTGGGACATGCTGTTCTCGGGCGAAGACAAAGCGGTCTACCGCTCCCGTGACGTCACCAGCAATCGCCTGTTCCTGCGGATCGACGAGACGCCGCTTGCCGGTGACGGCAACTACGGACGCGGCCCGCGCACGGCGCTGGCGCAGATGTGGGAGGTGCTCAACGACATCGACAACGGCACCGGCAAAGCTGAGACCTGGTGGCGCAAGGCGCAGAACGACAACGCGACGACGCGCCCCTGGGTGCTGGTAGGCGACAGCAAGCGATTCTGGCTGGCGGTGAACTGGAGCGAGAGCTATCCGAACCGCTATGCGCCCTACTTCTTCGGGGACTTCCCCTCCTTCAAGGCAGGCGATGCCTATGGCGCGATGGTGGCGGGCTACTTCGACCTGAACGGCAACTGGATCGAGCCTGTCAGCAACCTGAACACGGACAGCGTCTACTCGGTCGGAACGGGTGTGGGCAACACGGGCATCTGGCTCGCGCGCGGGTATTCGCAGCTGGGCGGCCGGATCAATGCCCAGTGGGTCGGCGCCCCGGGGCGGCAATGGCGGTACCGGCCTGGGGGCCACCAGCGTGCCCTACCCGAACCCAGCGGACAACGGCATCTACGTGATGCCGTTGATCATTCAGGAGCAGACCGGCCCGTCGCTGCGCGGGCGCCTGCCGGGCTTGCTCTGTCCGCTGCATACGATCCCCGCGCCGGAGCCCTGGAGGTTCCCTGGCTTCGTGATCGATGGCACGCAGCGCGAGCTGCTGGTCGTGGCGGGCACCGCCAGCGGCGGCAATGCGCGCCTGGCCTTCGATCTGACCGGCCCGTGGGATTGATCCATGGCCGGTGAAATCCCACGGGTTGTCGGCCCGCCTAGCCGGGTATCGCCCGGTGCCATCGCCGGGGTGCCTACCCGCCACGTTCTGCACAACGAGACGCCCCGCATCGAGACCGGCGACGCGGGACCACCGAGCCCCCAGGTGCCGGACGGCGTAGTGCTCAGCGCGCCCGCGCCGCATGAGGGCATCTCGCCGACGCGGCACGGCGAACTGCCCGCCTCGCGCCGCTTCGACTTCTGGGGCAACGGGCGCATCGAAGGGCGAGTCCGGATCGAAGGTGCCCCGGCCGCGCGCAAGGTGCGGCTGTTCGAGGCGCTGACTGGCCTGCTGATCGCTGAGACTTGGTCCCGCCAGGATGGCTGGTACCGCTTCGATTTCCTCGACCCCGCCCGCGACTACTTCGTGCTGGCGCATGACCACGTGCGCCAGTTCAACGCCGTCATCGTCGACTGGGTTCGTCCCGAACCGACCCTCTATCCATGATCACCCTGTCCGTACCGGTGCGGAACAGCCGTCTCGCCGTGATCGGCCAAGCGCTCGATGCCGGCGCTGCAGGCGGCCTGCTGCGCCTGTATTCCGCACCACGTCCCGATATCGGGCAGACGTTGGCCGAGCAGGTCCTGCTGGCTGAAGTCCGCCTGCCGCAGCCGTGCACGGGGAGCCTGGAGGGCGGCCGGCTGGTCTTCGCGCCCATCGGGCAGGCCCTGTGTCAGCGCTCTGGCATCGCCGCATGGGCGCGTCTATCCGACGGCGATGAGCAGTGGGTGGCGGATCTGGACGTGGGGCTGCCGGTCAGTGGGGCGGAGGTCGAGCTGTCGAAGCTGCAGGTCTTCGCGGGCGGCGCGGTCAATGTGGAACTGGCAGAACTGATCGAGTAACTGAGTGACCGTGGATCTTGAATTCCGGGGGGCGTGGAAACCCCCGAACGGTGGAAATACTGATCTCGACTTCGGGGACACGCGGCAAGCCGTCCCAGAGGCGGCCAGCGCCACGCTCCGGATCCGGTTGGGCGCGCCCAAGGCTCGCATCCTGGCGACCTACGACAACCTGGTGAGCCGCAAGCTGGAAGGCGGCGGCCTGGTGCCGTGGCAGCGCGCGCAGCGCCATGGGGCTGGCCTGCAGGATGGCTGGGACGACAGCGCACGCGATCGCGTCGCCTCGGTGGTGGCTTGGCAACCGGGCGAACCGGTGGCCACCGCCGTCGGGTTGGCCGGTGGTGACAACCAGCGCGCCCGCAGCGCTGGCAGCCTGCGGTGGCAGGACGCCGCCCCTGTGATGTCCTCGTCAGGGGACCGCTTCGATCCGCTGGCGCCGCAGCGTGACGAGCTCGCCGTGCCGTGGGGCGAGGGGGGCGCGCTGTCCGGTGGCGCGATGAGTCCGTTCGTCTGGCTGGTGCCGCGCCCACGTGGGCAGGCTCAGGTGTGGGAGCCCGCCGTGCCGCTGGCATGGCGCCAGGGTTTCGGCTTTTCGCCGGGACGCGGGCACACAGGCCGTTGGGCGGTGCCTTGGGAGATCGGGCAGCAGCCGCGCCCAGGTGAGTCGCATCTGCCGGTCGAGCCGCCACCCACCCAACCTGAGCCCAGGTACCACCCCGATTTCGACTTCATTTGTCCCGCGACCCGCACGGGGCTCGCGTGGCGCCCCGCGCTGTGGCTGGACTTCGGTACGCACCCGTGTGGGCAGCCGGGTACCGAGGGTTTCAGTGTCCCTATCCTCAAGGTCTACTTTGTGAGCAACTCCGTCGACGTCGTGCGCCTGCCTGGTCGCGAGCCCATTCTTGCCAAGAGCCTCCGGCTCTCCGTGGATGAGGGTTCGTGGGCCTGGGGGCTCTCGGCGAGCCTGCCGTACCGGGCGCTGGAAATGGTCGAGCCGACTGCATCCGGGCCGGTGGAGATCGAGATCACCATCAATGGCGTGACCTGGGTGATGCTGGTCGAGGGGTTCGATGTGCGGCGCGAGTTTGGGCAGGCGAGCCTCAACATCCGGGGACGATCAACCGCCGCCTACCTGGCCGCGCCCTATGCACCCAAACGGTCGTTCATCCCAGCAGCACCCTTCACAGCGCGCCAGTTGGCCGAGCAGGAGCTGACGCGCGCGGGGCTGGTGACCGGCTTCACGCTCGATTGGCGGCTGCCGGACTGGCTGGTGCCCGAGGGCAGCTGGGGCTACCAGACGCTAAGCCCGATGGAGGTGATCGGCCGTATCACCGAGGCCGTCGGGGGCTACGTCAACGCCCATCCGCGCCTGCGCGCGCTCGTGGCGAAGCCGCGCTATCCGGTGCTGCCGTGGAACTGGGCGACCGCGACCGCCGACCGGGTCCTGCCCATCGACGTGGTCAAAACCTTGAACCTGAGATGGGAGGAGAAGCCGACCTTCAACGCGGTGTACGTCTGCGGCGAACGCCAGGGCATCACTGGCCACGTGGTCCGCGCCGGCACGGCGGGCGATCTGATGGCGCCCACCGTGGTCGATGGGCTGATCACGCATGCGGATGCCGCGCGGGAGCGGGGCGGGGTGATCCTGGCCGACGTGGGCCGCCAAGCCAGGGTGACCCTGGAGCTACCGATGTTGAACTCACTTGGCCTGCTCGATCCGGGCTTGTTGCTTGCCGTGGGTGAGGGTGGCGACAACTGGCGCGGCCTGGTGCGCGCAACCAGCGTCGCCGCCGAATGGAACGAATCCCTCACCGTGCGCCAGACCATCGAGGTCGAGCGCCATTACCGCTAGGAGCGCGCGATGCCCAACCTGTGGCGGCAGTTCGAGGAACTGCTGCCGGATTCCCCTTTACTGGTCGGCACGGTAGTGACCCGCCACGTCGACGGCACGGTCACCGTCCAGCTGCTCGGCGGCGGACTCGTGCGTGCCACGGGTGCCGGTGAGCCCGACCAACGCCTGTTCGTGCGCGGCACCGAAGTGATCGGCCCGGCGCCGACGCTGCCGAGCGTCGAGATCGAAGTCTGAATTCCCCCCTTTCCCTTTGCAACCAGAACCCGCCCTCGTGGCGGGTTTTGTTTTTTTGGAGCACGTCAATGAACGCACCGATGGTGGCCGACGGCATGGTGACCATGCCGCGGGCCGAATTCGAGGAATTGCTGGAGCGGGTCGCCGAGAGCGGCGCACGCGCGGCGCTGGCCGAAGTGGGCCTCGATGGCGAGAACGCAGCGAACGACATCCGCGAGTTGCGCGGCTTGCTGGACGCATTCAATGAGGCCAAGCGCACCGCCTGGCAAACCACGGTCCGGATGATCACCACCGGTCTGGTGCTTGCGCTGGTGGCCGGCGCGGTCATCAAGTTCGAACTGTTCAAGGGGGCGCGATGATCGAGACGCTCCTGGGCGGTCTGCTGGGCGGCACCTTCCGCCTGGCCCCCGAAATCCTGAAGTGGCTCGATCGCAAGGGCGAGCGCGGCCACGAGCTCGCCATGCAGGACAAGGCGCTGGAGTTCGAGAAGGTACGCGGCGCGCAGCGCATGGCCGAGATCGGTGCGAGTGCGGATGCGGCCTGGAATACGGGAGCTATCGAAGCGCTGCGCGATTCCATCACGGCGCAGGGACTGAGCTTGCCCTCGAACTTCGTATCCCATAGCCGAGGCCGTCATCATGCCGCCCGCTGCTGCTGGGAGGCAAGCCAGGCCCGCTCGAATTGCATCGGGCTGAGATAGCCCAACGTCGAATGCAGACGCCGATGATTGTAGAAGCTCAGCCAGTCGATCACCTCGTCCATCGCCTCACGGCGCGTGGGGAAGCGCCTGCCGTGCAAGCGTGCAACCTTGAGCGAGCCCCACAGGCTCTCGGTCGGGGCGTTGTCCCAGCAGTTGCCTTTGCGGCTCATCGAGCTGCGCATGGCCGGCACCGTCACCCTGAAGAGCGGATTTAGCGTGACCGGCCTGCAGTTGCCGCTGTTCGCGGTTCACCGCATCGAAGACATGGCGGTAGTGTCGGACGTGCAGATCAACGGCACCTTGCAGCTCACAGCGTCCCTTACGCACAACTTCCCGGCAGGCGAAACGCGGGTATCCAGTGCGCTGGTGATTGGCGACCTGCAGGCGCGGGCGTACAGCCTGCTTTCGCAACAGAGCTGGACAAACGTCTGGTCGGACACGCTCATCGGCAACCCGACGACGTCGCAATACAACGCGACACAGTACCCGCCCGTGGTCACCAATCGCGGAGCGCTGCAAGAGCGCTGGGCGCTCATCTTCACGTCCACAACGGATTTTCGGATTGTCGGGGAGTCGGTAGGCCAGGTCGGTACCGGCACGGTCAACGCGGACACCGCGCCGCCCGTTAAACACTTCCTCAGCTCCGACACAGGCGCCCCCGTTCTCACCAATGCCGCAGGGTCGCTTCTGAGTGTCATGAGCGCTTGCCTTGAGACGGGCTACAACACCAAGCAGGTGCAATCGATCACGCAGGTGGGCGGCGCCCAGTGTCATGGTGGCTACGCCGCCCACCTGCGTGATCGATTGCACCTGCTTGGTGTTGTAGCCCGTCTCAAGGCAAGCGCTCATGACACTCAGAAGCGCGCAGCTCGATGAGCCGCAAAGGCAACTGCTGGGACAACGCCCCGACCGAGAGCCTGTGGGGCTCGCTCAAGGTTGCACGCTTGCACGGCAGGCGCTTCCCCACGCGCCGTGAGGCGATGGACGAGGTGATCGACTGGCTGAGCTTCTACAATCATCGGCGTCTGCATTCGACGTTGGGCTATCTCAGCCCGATGCAATTCGAGCGGGCCTGGCTTGCCTCCCAGCAGCAGCGGGCGGCATGATGACGGCCTCGGCTATGGGATACGAAGTTCGAGGGCAAGCTCAGAACGAGCTGCTGGTGCGCGTCACATGCGCTGAAAACGCAAGTCAATTTGCACGTTGGTTCGATGAGGCGATGCGCAAGCGGCATCCGCTGAGGGGGTGGGATACCGAGGAATCCGGGAAGTGGCGGAAGAACTTTGCCGGCACTGTGGGATTGGCTGCGGAGTCCATCGCGCACTTGGACGAGCTTTTTCCGGACGATCGCTACTACAGCGCGTCGGATACTCGCAGGCATGCCCGTGAAATCCAGGTCGAATATAGTTTGCGTCGTTCTCCATGTAAGCAGAGCGTGAGCGAACTGTTCGAGGTTGGCCCTGGGCGGCTCTGGCAGGCCCTGTGGGGTGGCGAGGATGCGCTTCTTGACCTATGGAGCCACTATTCCGATGAGGGACTTGATGGTTGGGGACGCGACTCGGACTTCTCGGATGTGGTGGCTGAGCTGGAAATGAAGCTGTGGAGCAATTCGCGATGCGAGGTCGAGATTGAAGAGGAGGACCTTGGTCGCGCAATCATGTTGTATCGGCTTGAGCAGGCCGGAATGGCTGGGCGGCCAGAAGATGGCCTGGCACTCTATTTGTGCGTTCGGCTGGCTATGGCTGAGTTGTCGCCAACGTTCCGATGGCTCGGCGTATGGGATGAGTTGGCGACATACGTGGTCAGTTTAGAGAGTGAACGGGTCTTGACTGATCCTCACTATGCGAGGCTCATTGAAGAGCGTTACTTCAATGGCCAGTGGTCGGACGAACTCCCGAGTTTCGTCGAAGATCCGTTCCTCCTAATGTGGGAAAGGTCACGCGAAGATACGTGGTTGGCAGACCACTATCGTTTGCTGAGCGACCTTTCAACGTATCGCGTGAAGCCGGTCGAGCTTCTCGACTAGGTCTTCCGCGCGTAGATGTGTATATCGCCGGAGCATTTGCATCGACTTGTGCCCGCTGATCGAGGCTACTTCCTGGTCGCTCAGGCCAGCTTCAACAAGCCGGCTAACGGCCTCGTGACGCAGATCATGAAAACGGAAATCGACCAGCCCTGTACGCTTCTTGATCCCGTTCCAAACTTTCGTGAACTGGTACGCGCGCCGTTTCTTGTCGCGGCCAGGCTCTCCGAAAAACACCAGGTCGGTGTCGATTGGCCGAATGGGGTTGGCGACAGCGCTTTCCAGGACTGATGCCGCGACTTTGGTCAGCGGCACCGTGCGAGCAGCATTGTTCTTGGTGTCAGTCAGTCGTACGACGCGGCGCTCCAAATCGACCTGACCACGGCGTAGGCCAAGTATCTCGGATTGCCGCATGCCGGTTTCGATCGCCAGGCGCACGATCCAGCCCAGCATCGGGTTGGTGTGCTCATCGACGGCTGCAAGCAAGGTGGCTTGTTCGCGGCCGGACAGACGCCGATTTCGGCCCTCGCCGGGCCTGGGCTTACGGATGTTCGAGACAGGGTTGAAGATCAACCCGATGTGCCATTCCTTGATCGCTACGTTGAATAGGTGGCCGAGCAGGGCGAGTTCGAGGCGGACAGTGTTGTTCGCCTTGCCCTGAGCCAATCGGTCGTCTCGATACCGGCCCACGAGGTCCGGCGTGACGGCCGCAAGCGAATACTTGCCGAAGTGCTCTTTCAGCTCGCGAACGCGCGCGCCTTCCCGGCGCTGGGTGCTGGCTTTCTTGGTGGGGATGATTTCGCGCTCGTAGCGGTCGAGCGCGTCGGTCACCGTCGTTTTCTCGGACGGTGCGCGCTGGATGAACACGCCACGGACCATCTCATCCTCGGTGCGCCGTGCCCAATCCTCGGCATCGCGCTTCGTGCGGAACGTCTTGGCGGCAGTCGGCCAGCCAACGCGCCGAATGGTTGCTTTCCAGGTACCAGAGGGGGTTTTTGTCAGTGCTGCCAT